GGTTCTGTCCACCACCAAGGAGATAGGACTTGTTAACGATGTAAGCTGCCTTACCACCAGAGGAAACTGGATCACCAACGTTCTCAGTACCTGCGTTAATGGTTCCAGCTGCAACCTGTTCCAGAAGAGTAGCACCACTGGAATACATGCTGTTGGCGAACTTGTTCACCACATCCACGTAGTAGTTGTTACCACCTTCAACAGCCAGAGCTCCTTTCAGTTTGGAGACTCCAGGGAACTGAACCAGTGTGTTACCCTTAGAACCTGTGAACTCACCAGTTGCATCATAGATGATGATATTCATCTCATCATTAGAAGCACCTTTGTCGGCTGCGTTCAGTGTGGTTCCAGGACGGGAAGCGAAACGACTCCAGGGAATACCTTGGAAAGCGATCTGCTGCTCATACCAATCTTCCACCAAAGTGATACCAAAGACATAGTCATCATCATAGATGTTGTCTGTGGTGGAGAGAGTGTAGAGGCACACCCACAGTTGAGTATCCTGATTGAACTCAAAGGTGTTACCCATGTTGGTGGTTCTCTGCTGTCCAGAGCGAGGAACCAAAGGCCAACCCAGAAGTTGTCCCTGATCCACTGTCTTAGTAGCAGGTTCAAAAATGAAGTTACCCTTTGTAGGATCAACTGCATCTGAATCATAAACGATGACGTTACCAACGTACTCCAAATCAGTGATAGGAGCAGAAGTCTTAGACTGATCGTTGTTAGTCAGTACATTGGGAGTGGCTGCAGTTGCGTCATAGGTGAAGTCTGTGACACCTGTTTGGTTGACACTGATGGTTCCATCAGTTGCGTTAACTGCCATAACCACACCCTGAGCGGGTGCAGGATCAGATGCGGGATTCAGGGTGCCACCCTGTACGATTTCATAAACGTAATCACCCACTTCCACCGTGCCAGCAACGGCTTTGATGTCCACATACTTACCAGCCTGACTGCCAGCAGGGTTGTTGGCGAAGTCGTAACGGGTAGTTGCGTCAGGAGCAGGAGCTGCACCTGTGAAGTCTCTCTTCTGTGTAGCGTCACCAATAAGGATTTGGTTGTCAGCACCAGCGTCAATCACTGCCACTGCCAATCCATTACCCCAAGTTCCAGGGTTCCTTGCTACAAACTGCCAGGTACCACTAGCCATGAAGTGATTCTCATAGAAATCATCCTCATTCTTGATATAAGGTGCTGTTGCTGGATCTGTTTCGTTAGCAGCAGCGTTTCTCATCAACTGAGCGCCACCACTCTCATCATCACAACGGATGACATAGCAGACACCACCATACTCAAGGAAGTTGCTTACAGTGTACCAGTACTCGTAGTTCTCTGGTTGTGGATTACCAAAAACTCTCTGCAGTTCTGCTTCGGTTTCAATCAAGACGAGTTCGTCGACAGGTCCTCTTTCAAAAGGGCCGACGAAGCCACCAACATTAGTTGTGATGGCGTCACTTGTACCCCTAGTAAGATCGACTTCATTGACGATCACACCAGGAGATGCGGTTTTAATAACCATCTCTAAACTCCGTGAAGTTATTCAGATTTATTTAGAAAAACCCAGAGTTTCAGGGGGGTTCGGGTAATAAAATCTCTCTATTATTTAGTGGTAGAAGATATTGAATCCTATGTCCACCAAGTGGGATCAGGACCGTAAGCAGTGTCTCGTCCCAATTCCCAGTTACTTAGGGGCATCCCATATTCATCCAACTGATATTGTTGTTCAAACCACACATCTCCATCTTTGACTTCCACACCCTCAGACAATCCATCATTGATGAAACCAAATGGAGACATGTCTTCTTCCAGTTGAGACTTGTCTTTTTCATAGAGTTCTTCTCTGATGCTTTGATCAGTCATCTCTTTGAAATAATCCTGAGCAACTGCCCAAGCATAGATGACTAGGCACATCACCAAGTCATCATGACAACCTTCTTCTGCTTCAAAGGATTGTCTCTTCTCAATGAAAGTAGTCAGTTCATTAATGACTTGGAAGTCTTTGATGAGTACTTTGTCACTCTCAATCATCTGTTTCATGTTAGAGCAACCCAGTTTCTTAGGTGCCTTTGCCATCTTCAGTCCCAACTGTGTCTTACCACCAGAGAAACCATGCCCCAACACCTGTCCTGCTCTTCCTCTCATAGAAGTCATCAACAGGTTCTCATACTCCATATCATAGAAGATAATAGATGCCACCTGATCTCCAATGTCATTAACTTCAGCAAGTATCCATGCCTTATTGTACTTCTTGGCTACTTGTACAATAACATCAGGGAACAACATAGGTTTGATTTCATTGTTCCTATATTTTGCTACTAGTTTATGAGGATAGGATGTGATATCCATCAACAAGAAAGCAGAATAATCTAGTTTCATACCTCTAGATACATCCACTGTCATCAGATATTCATGCCCCTCAATGGGATCCTCATAGATGTCCAATCCACCAGAACTGGTAAGAGGTTCATCATACACCATTGTTTTCAACTTGGATGGTGCAATCAGAGTACCAGCAGAACCAATGAAGTCACACTCAAATTCCTGTTGGAATTGTTGCTCTGAGGTGTTAGCAATAGTCTCCTGCTTCCATGCCTCATCTCTTCCAGGAACCTCACTCCAATGTGCCTCAATGGAATTATAACTGTTCTTTCCTTTCTCAGCGTCAGTCCACAACTTATAGAAGTGATTCATCCCGTTAGGGGTGGAGACGATGATTACCTTTGTGCTTTTACCTGAGGAGATAGTAGGATAAACAGAACTAAAGAAGTCATCTGCCACATTGGTTGGAACGAATGCAAATTCGTCCAACATCACGATGTTATAAGAGAAACCACGAACAGCTGAACTGGAAGTGGAACTTGCAGTAATTCTAGATCCATTCTCCAATTCTATACTTCCTTTGTTCCAAGCTAGTACACCTTGTTGGAGCCACTTGGGTAAGTTCTCATAGGAGGTTTGCAATTTTTGCATCAATTCAAATGCAGTCTCTCGCTTGTTAGCAAGAATAGCAATGTTGATATTATCACGAAACAACGCTTGATGAATGAGGTAAGCAGTCACAGTCACTGATTTACCAGACTGACGAGGCAACTTACAGATTGTGAATCTATTACCGTGGAAACTATCTACAAGTTCACGCTGAAAAGGATATGGAATGAAGGGAACAATACCCTCATCCAATGAAATAACTTTAATATAATGTTCTAAGAAGTATTCTGGATCTTGACTACACTTGATAACTTCTTTGACTTGTTCTTTTGTAAACTCAATCTGAACTCCACGTTGTTTGAGGAGCGGATTTGCCTTATAGCTGTCAGTCATTCAGTTCTCATCCATCAAAAGTCACCAACCAATAACACACATACAGAACACTAAAGAAGAGGAGTCCCACTGAGCCATTGACTAGTGGGACAAACTCTACCATTACTGCCACCTATTGCTCATAAAGTCGAGAGCGGAAACATAAGCGTCCATTTCCCAACCTTCTTTTCTGGTTCCACGAATAGGCTCTTGACCCATACGACGTCTTGCCTTGTTGCCAGCACCCTGGTCACCATAACCAGCATACTTCCTACCACCTTTACCACCAGTGGATTTCTTTTCATAACTTGGTGTACCAGGTCCATCATTACGATCTGCAAGATTGTGAAGGGTTACATTGTCCTTGGCGGTTCTCTTCCCACCACCCTTCATATAGGGAGTGCCCTTCATGTCTCTGGCTCTCTTCTGACGCTCACCAGTCAGTCCCTCAGGAATCATTTCACCTTCAGGCTCATAGGAGTTTCTCATAGTGGCAGCTTTATTAACTGTCTGTTGAAGTTTGGCTGGCTTCACAAACTCAGTTCCACGTGCACCAGAGGCATTAGCAGCAGTTCTAGCAGTGTCAACTTTCTTCTGAATGGTAGCAGTCTCACCACCACGATCAATGGCAGAGGATGGTTTGCCACTCATTGTGTCAAACTTCTCACGGCTCATCTCATCCACATACTCCACCTCTTCCTTCTTAGTGCGCTTCTGGATGTCCCTATTCATCTTCATAATATCTTTGATGCTCATATTGCCAATACCAGTGAAGCCAGGCTTACTGGGATCGGGTTGCTTCTTACCGTCATCCTTATAACCACCAGCAGCGCGGGCAGCTCTGCGGTTCTCATCCATATACTGTACCTCTTCCTTCTTAGAAGAGTTACCCCAGTTCTTAGCACCCTTTGCACGACACTTCACCAGAGCTCCTGAAGCATAGGCAGAAGGCCATACCTTATAACGTGACTTCACCTTATGATAACAGGCGTCCTTCTCTCCTTCCTGAATCTCAACTGATTCTTTCTTAGGAGCATACCTCTTATCTAAATCCTTACGACGTCCTGCTTCTAGTTTGTAAGCTTTGTTCTTACGATCCTTTTCAGCAGCATTGTCAGCAGAAGGAGCATTGTATCTCTTCTCCAATCCCTTCTTCTTGTTGCTCATCTCACGTTCTTTGACTGCACCCTTGGCGATATCCTTGGTGTCCTTGTCAGTGTGAGCTTTACGAGCTCTATCCATTCTACGTGCCTGCATTTCACCCTTAGGGGTGTCAGGTTTCATAGCTGCTTTGTCCTGTACTTTAGCTTTGGGGAAGGGTTTGAATCCCTCACCATAGTACATCTCATTAATCCACTCAACAGATTCAGCTTTAGGGCTATACTTTTTAACTCCACCCAATGCTGAAGCCAGTCTGGAAGATTTGATACCAGAAGCAGGCTTAGGTGCGGGAGAGGACATTGTCC